CGCCACCAAGAACAACCCGATCTTTACCGGCGGCGGGCTGATCTATGATGGTGTGATTTACCTGGAAATCCCGGAAATCACCCAGCGCCTGCTCCTGACCGGCGTCGGCGCATCCACGATCGACGTTGAACCTGTGTTCCTGCTCGGTCAGAGCGCCCTTGGTTACGTCATGGGCCAGATGCCGCGCCCGACCCGTCGCGATGAAACCGACTATGATTTCATCAAGGGTATCGGCATCGAAGCGCAGTACGGCGTCGGCAAGATCGCCAAGGCTCCGCTGGGCGTCTCTAGTGCGACCGTGGGCGATCTCATAGATTGGGGTGTTGTAACAGGCTTCGTTTCGGGTGTGGCTAACGCCTAAACCTGTCGTCTCGAAAATAGGTGAGCGCGGTATCTAGCGCCGCGCTTGCTTCATCGATTGTGTGAAAGTCGCCAATAAGTCTCTTCTTCGATTTGACGGTTATCATCACCCTGAATTTCTTTGAGGTCACCCGCTTTGTATTTATCGGGTAGATGCACTGAAAACCAGACGTGTTGTTAGCATTCGGGCTTCTGTTCCATGCATTCTCAGTGCTGGAAGCGGCTCGCAGGTTTAGCCAACGGTTATTCGAAGGCTTACCGTCTTTGTGGTCGAGGTGATCTGGCGGCTCTTCGCCTTTCACTATTTTCCAGATGACGCGATGCGCCATTTGGAGCTTCCCATTCACCCTTAACTGTCTGTAGCCCCAACTCTCAATAGTCCCGGCTTCCTTGCCGGCAAAGCGAGCGTTGAAGTTCTTGTTGGCCTTCGAAATTGGAGGTCGGGCGCGCCAAGTGAGAACGCCAGTTTTTGGGTCGTAATGCAGAAGGGCTCTAAGCTCCTCGGCATCAGGAAGCGGAATGCGGTCAATCTTCATGATGAAGATTGTACATCGTCACCGACTCTAACTCAACAAATAAAGGACTTATCAACATGACTACCAGAACAGACTTTACCCAGCCGCAAGCTGGTCTTTTGGGCGAAGCCCGCACCGTGAAAATGCTCGGCCGCCGCGTTACGCTTTCGGCGACCGATCTCGTGACCGGCAATATTGTGGAAGCGTTTGTCGTCCCCGCCGGCTTTACCGTAACGGGTATTCTGGCGGTCGCATCGGATATGGACTCCGGTTCGGCCCTGACCCTGAGCGTTGGCGATGCCGGCAGCGGAACGCGCTTCCTCAGCGCATCGACCATCGGCCAGACCGGCGCCACGACTTCGACACTGGCGTCTACCGGCGTTCTGTATGCCTACACGGCGGACACCAAGATCCTGGTTACCTGCACCCTGCAGGGCTCCAGCTCGGTTGCCGGCACGCTCGATCTTTACCTGCAGGGCTTTGTCGCAGGTTGAACCGATTGCCCGCTGTTACGTTGTGATAGCGGGCAATCACATTGGAGGATTACATGCGGAAAGCTACTGCGACGTATCACGCGCCGGAAGGCGATGCGAAATCCTGCAACATCGGCGGGGTGAACTTCAACGACGGTGAGGCTGTCGATATCAATTCGGATGAGCATCCGCATTTGATGGAAAAGCTTCAGGGCAACCAGCATTTCGAGTTCAATATGGGCGAGGATGACGAGAAGCCCCGGCGCGGCCGGCCTCCGAACCGGGACTTCAAGAAGGCCATCGAAGAGGCCCGAGACCACGACTTCGAACAAGACCAGCGCGACGCCGCGGCAAAACGAGAAGTTGCCAAAGCGGAGTAACAAGAGGCCCCTTCGGGGGCCTTTTTCCTGTGAGGTACGATGCCGAAAACCCGCCAGCAAATCCAGTTCAAGGCGATCTCGATCCTTGTCGGTGGGGATACCGGATTTTCCCCATCGGACGAAGACGCGACCACGATCGACGGTTATATCGATAGCGTAGTTGCCGAGCTCGCAGCAGACGACACGGTTTATATTTCAGACCCCGATAATCTGGATGATGAACTGTTCGTTGCGTTTTGCAAACTGGTAGCGAACGCGGCGGCGGAAGAGTTCGGCGGCAAGTCAGACGAGAACATGGCCAAGACCATGAGGAACCGTATCAAGACGCTGACGGCGCAGAAACCGGGCTTTGGTCCGCAAGAGGTTGAGTTCTTTTGACCGCTGCTTCGATACCGTTGCCCCTCTCGTCATCTCCAGGAGCAAACCCACAGGAAAGTGCCGGCCGCCTTATCAACTGTTACGCCGAGCCGTTAGGCAAGGATATCGGGGCCAAAAAGGGATTTGCTCCGCCTCCCGCCGTATGGAGAAAGTCACCGGGGCTTTCTTTTCTTGGTGCATCCGGTCAAACCGGATTCCGCGGCGGGATTTTAGTAGGAAACGCTGTCTATGTCGCGTGGTCAGGAAAGGCATCGACTTTCACATCAGGCGGGGTCGAGACCCTTCTGACAGGGACGTTCAACGGAACCGAGAAGGTATTTTGGGCGAGAAACAATAAAAGCCCGACGCCTGATGTCGTCGGTGTAGCGCCTGCTACCGGAGCGTTTTCAGTCTCTTCGACTGCAGTCATTCCGTTCGCAGATACTGATATTGGTACGCCGAACAGTGTTGGGTTCATGGATGGATATTTCATCTTCACCTATGGCGACGGTACGCTTCAGGCATCCGGATTGAACGATGTCACGATTGCCACGACGGACAAGACGAAAGAGCAGGCAAAGACCGGCGGCTTAACCCGAGGGATACCGTTCAACGGCCAGTTCGTGGCGCTGGGACCCAATTTTGGCGCGATCTATTCGAATACGGCTCAACCGACAGGGTTTCCGTTTACGCGCTCCTACGTGCTCCAGAGGGGCTTGCTGAGCCCTTACGGTATCGCTGGTCATGAGGATGGGTTTGGGTCAGCGCTGATCTGGGTTGCCGATGATTACTCGGTTGTCAGGCATAACGGAACGCCGATTCCAGACAAGATATCGCCGCCAGACCTCGATCGGTTGATTGCCGGGGTCGCTGACAAGACGACCCTGGAGGCATCGGTCTATATCTCGCAGGGCCATCCTAAATGGGTGATTTCCTGTCCGACGTTTACCTGGGAATTCGATCTGGGTTCGCAGAAATGGAACGAGCGCAAAAGCTACCTGCAGCCTAGATGGCGAGCCATAGGCGGCCTCAATGCTTTTGGGAAATGGATTGTCGGAGATACCCAAGGCGGACGGCTGCTCTACATCAATGAAAATGCATACGACGAATATGGCAGCCCACTGGTGATGCAGATCGAAAGCGGACCTGTTTCGAGCTTCCCAAATCGTACAAAAGTGGCGCGGGCTGACTTCAATTTCGCTACCGGCGTCGGTATTGCCACAGGGACTGATCCTATCGCGACCGATCCCGATATTGGAATTTCGTGGTCGAATGATGGAGGGATTACCTGGAGCAACGAATTCGTTCGCAAGCTCGGAAGGCAGGCCACATCCTCAAGAATAACGATGCTGCGAACTGGACAGACCGGCACGCAAGGCCGTCGTTGGCGGTTGACGATATCTGATCCGGTCTACGGTTCGCTATTGGGCGGCACCCAAGACACTCAACTGAGCAATCACTGATGGCGAAGCCTCTTCCAGGTCTGGATGTTCCAGTGGTCAATCCGAATACCGGCTACATGAACCCGGTTTGGTACGATTACTTTCTATCACATCAGAAGCTAGTGCAATTGCCTGATGTCTCAACGACCGCGCCGACAGATGGTCAAGTCTTGACGTATGTCGCAGCTACTCAGAAATGGACACCGGTCTAATGGGTCTTTTCGATCTGTTTTCGAACGATACGGCAGAACAAGCCGCTGCTCAACGTAATGCCGGCTTGCAACAGGGCTATGATGCCTTGTCAGGCTCGTATGGGCAGGGCCGCGACGCTCTTACGGGCTCGCTCTCTCAAGGTCGCACGGCGCTTTCAGGAGCCATCGACCAAGGTACGGGAGCGATTACTTCTGCCTACGGGCAGGGCCGCGACGCGATCAATTCGAATTACGGAACTGCTGGGGATCTATACAAAACCCTTCTTACATCTTATGCGCCGGGAGCCAATGCTTATGGCGATGCAACCGGCGCAAACGGCGCGGCGGGTTATGCACGAGCAACGCAAAACTTCCAAACAAACCCCGGCTATCAGTTCCAGATGGACCAGGGCCTGCAAGCCCTCAATCGTACACATGCCGCGGCCGGGAATCTCAGTTCTGGCAATGCAGATGCAGATACCCTGAAATACGCAACAGGTCTGGCAAATCAGGCTTATGGACAATACACGGCCGGTTTGGCTCCATATCTTACTGGCCAGGGTACGGCGACCGCGGGAGCTGCCGGTGTTGCTACCGGACAGGGCAACGCAGTCAATCAGTCCTATGATGCCCAGGGCAACGCAATCAATTCGAATTACAACACGCTCGGTAGCGGTCTTAACGCCAACTACGGCGCTGAAGGCGCGGGACTCAATACGTCGTATCAGGGGCAGGGCGGCGCTGCGAACGCGAACTATACCGGGCAGGGCGCGAGCAATGCCGCAGCGACGATGAACAACTATAACGTCGGAGCAAACCAGCTCGGGGCCATCATGGGCATTGGTGGATTAGCTCTTGGTGCCGCGGGCGGCGGCGGTGGCCTGACGAGCGGTCTCAGCAATCTGTTTGGGAGTTTTAGCGGAGGCGGTGGTCTTTCAGGCGGCCGATCCTTTAATAACTCTAACATGAACAGCAACTATTATGGGCCGTTAAACTGATGGCTGACATCGACCAGATCATTGCTGGCGGCGCTGGCGCGAGTTCTCGCGCTGATTTCTCCGGCCTTGCAAAGCTTCCTGAATTCTATTGGAAGGGCAAGGAAGATGCTGCCAAGAATGATCTTCGTGAAGCATTCAAGGACGGCGTTCCCGTTGGGGCAGATGGCCAGCCCGATTTTGCCGCGATGGCGAAAACGCTATTCCAGAAAGGAGGTCTGAATGAAGGCGTCGCAACCTCAAATCTGGGTATTCAGCGCGATCAGCTAAAACTCGGACAGGAAGCCAGCGCCGCAATGGGCCGGGCGGAAAGCGGCCAGCCTTCGATCGTCAGTCCGCCATCTTCAAATCGCGGCGCGTCTGTCCCGGTTGCACCTCCGCTTAATCGAGGTGGTGTACAAAGTCCTCAGGATGCCCCGCAGGCTACCGTGATGAAGGTACTCGCCGCCCAAGGCATTCCGAACGATCAGCTCGAGGCAGCCAGCGCTTCTGTGGCCCGCCAGTTGGGTGTTGATCCAACGGCGCCGATCGATACCAACGATCCTCAGGTTCGAAACGTGCTTGTGCCGGCGGTTGCGCAGTTGAAGCGCATGGGGATCGGGCAGGTTGCTCAGCCGGGCCAGCCGCAACAGCAGGATATTCCTCCGGTCAATCCTCAGCAGAACCAGGGCACGTTTGGTGCGCCCCCGGCTACTCCGACCCGCGGTGCGGTTCCAACCGGGAATGACCCCGAAATTCAGAAGCAGATCGCACAATACACAGCAATTGCGAGTAATCCGGCTTATCCAAAATCAGTTCAAGAGGCTGCAAAGACACGACTGGAAGCCATCCAGAAGCAAACCGAACTAACGCCAGAGCAGAAAAACTATAGCTTGGCGCGCCGGCAAGGATTCACTGGGACATTTCAGGACTACCAGAATAGAACGGATGACAATACAACCCAGCGCGATATTCTGACCAAGAGCCTTCTGCCGAAGGTAGATAAGTCGCAGGAAAGTGCCGTTGCGGCGCGCGACGACATTGATGCAATCCATAGGTCGCGCGAAGAACTGGATCGCAAAGGTGGCGTGTTCTCTGGAGCTTTCGCCGACAAGAAACTGTATCTTGCGAAGGTTGCAGATTTCTTGGGTGTCCCTAACGCTGACAAAATCACTAATACAGAGTCATATGGAGCCGCAATCGGCCAGCGCGTTGCGGTCATGGTCAAGGCATTCGGTAGCGGAACGGCAATTTCGGACGGAGACAGGAAGTTTGCAGCTAACATGGCCGGCGGGCAGGTCACGCTTGATGAAAACTCCATGCGCCGCATTTTGGATATCGGCGAGAAAGCTGCGCGCGGGAAGATAGCCAACCACAATAAACTGGTTGACGACGTAATCGGGGCGAATGAAGCACTGAAGAGCGCGAAGTCCTCCTTCGTTGTGAACCCTCCTGGTGATTATGCAAAGCCGGATGCAGTGTTCAGTGCGGCCCGGGATGCCATTTCGAAGGGAGCTCCTCGGGATGCTGTGATAAAGCGTCTGAAGGAGGCTGGGCATGATCCGGCTAAATTGTAATGGCTGAACTGGATTTCACGGACCTGATACCTGCAAAGCCATCTGGGCCAAGCGCTGGTATTTCGTTCGATGATCTAATCCCAAAACAGCAAGAGGCGTCGTCTGTTCCGGCAGCCATCTCGGACGTGCCCAAGGAAATAGGGGCAGCGGCTACACAGGGAATCCAGCATCTTACCGGAAATTCGGTTGAAGACTTGCCGGGTTACGATGCGCGTACACGAGGCCAGTTGGGTCCGGTCGAAGGTCTACTCAGGACAGGAAAGCAGGTTCTTGGACTGCCAGAGACGCTATTGTCCCCCGTGGTCGGAGCTGCCCGCTCGTTGATTGGCCATCCGATGGCCGACGCTGAGCACAAGGTTGGAGAATTGATCGCGCCAGAGATTGCGGCAAAAGACGACCCGGCCAAGATGTATGAAGCAGCCAAGGGGGACGTTGATCTTGCACTTTCGGCCGCAGGGACACGTAGTCCGAAAGCGCCAACGCTCGCAGCCCCAACGATCCCCGAGCTAAAGACGGCTGCCAAGGCTGGTTTCCAGAGCCCGGAAGTCGCCACTCTAGAGATTCATCCCAGAGTCATTACGGACTTTGCGAACGGCGCGCATGTCGAGTTGAATAATGCTGGGATCGATGAGGTTTTGGCTCCTAAAACGTTTGGGCTAATTAGCAGACTGCAAAATGCTCCAGCCGGCGCAAAAGTAACCGGAGCAAACCTCCAAACGGTTCGCAAGGCTTTCGGAAATGCCGCGGCATCCCCTGATGCAACCGAGAGGTTGGCAGCCAAAACCGTCATTGACAAGTTAGATGAGCTACTGCCGAACATCCATCCTTCCGATGTCATATCAGGCGACGTTGGTGCGGCCTCGTCTGCTTTAGAGGAAGCGAGGGCAAATTACTCGGCTGCCAAGCATGCCGAGACGATCGATAACAAGACTATTCAAGCAGAGTTGAGGGCTGCTGCAGCCAACTCCGGACAGAATGTAGCCAATACGGTTCGCCAGCGAATGGCCGATATCCTTATCAACCCGAAAGAACAGCGGGGATTTTCTGCCAACGAGCTTGAGCAGATGGATGCAATCGTCCGTGGATCGAAAACCGGGAATGCGCTCCGGTTTGGTGGGAATATATTGGGCGGCGGCGGCGGCCTTGGTGCTGCCGTGAGCGCCGGGATCGGAGGGTTTGTCACTGGCGGTCCAGGTGCGGTTGCCCCGGTTGTTGGCTTTGGTCTCAAACAACTGAGCAACTATTTGACTCTAAAACAGACCGAGCGGCTATCCGAGGCGATTCGCATGCGGGCACCTCTGGCAAGCTCTATGTCCAAATTTGGACAGGCATTTGCGAACTATCAGGCGGCCAAGACGCCGAGCGCGCGCGCCGGTGTTGTACTTGCCGCGCGCAACCTATCGAATAATCTTCAGGGCGCTGCCTTCAAGGGGTCTATTTCTAATCTTGTACGGTCTTTGCAAGGCCCAGTGTCCAGCCGAGCTGACGACGAACAGAACTAACCCGTAAGGGTAAGCGACCAAAAGCCAACAGAACACCAACCATATCAATAAGGCCGTCCTTTTGGGCGGCTTTTTCTTTGAGATGTGCATGGCCGGGAAAATATCATAATGGCTGGAACAATTCCACTCTCCCTGACCCAACAGCTAGACGAATTTGGCGCGCCGTTGGCAGGTGGGAAGTTATACATCATCCAGGCCGGCACCACCTCGACGCCGCAAAACGGCTATCAGGACTCCGCCTTAACGCTTCCATGGCCCAACCCGATCACGCTGGACGCTTCTGGACGCCTTCCCCAGTTCTTTCTTGCCGATGGCAGTATCAAGGTTCGCCTCGAGGACAAGAACGGCGTTACAAAGTACACGGCGGACGGAATTATCGTTACCGGCGCATCTTCGGGAGGCGGCGGTGGGTCTCCTGTCGATGCGACGACAGTCTTTGCTACTGGCGATCTCAAATGTGCATATGGGACATCGGTCCTGTCGGGATGGGTTCGCCTTAACGGAAGAACAATCGGAAACTCCACATCCGGCGCTACAGAACGAGCAAATGCTGATTGCCAGGCTCTGTTCACGTATCTTTGGAATGCGGACAGTGGCCTGTCCGTTTCGGGCGGCAGGGGTATTTCAGGGGCGGCGGACTGGGCAGCCAATAAGACGATTAATCTGCCTGACTGTCGAACTAGAGCTCCTGCCGGCCTTGCCGATATGGGAAATTCGGCCCTCGATACATTCGGCGGCGTCACGTTTGCGAGAGGCAACGCAACAAGCATTGGCGCTATTCTTGGCAATGCCCGTGTAACGCTGTTAACCGCCAATCTTCCCGCCTATACGCCAACCGGGTCGCTGTCTCTTTCCACCTCTGTTTCTACTTCCGTTACTACGACAGTTACCTCATCGTTTTCTTCAGGCAACGTCGCTATCGCAACGCGCCATTTTACCAACACCGGCGCCAGCGATCTTACACATCTGTCTGCCGGGAGTAATGCTGGTGCCGATGCCGGAACGACGAACTGGAATGTCACAGGAACGGTAACTTCATCCGCATCCTCTCCCGCGACTTCTTCGGCTTCAACAACGGGATCGTTTACCGGAAATGCGCAGGGCGGCACCAGCACTGCGTTCGATAGCATATCGCCTTACTTCCTCGTCACATTCTATATCAAGTTGTAGTCATGTATACTGGTCAAGTCGATGTCATTTCGAACCGCGCAACGTGGCTAAGCAAGGTATGCGAGCTCGTTGATGAGACGGACGGTACGACGGTCGATCTAAGCGAACCAGGCCCAGCCATTGATATTGTTGTGACGATCAGCGGTCTTTCCTCCAGATCAATGGATTATGGCTCGATCAATTCAACTTGCGTCATCGCAACGGCATCGATTGCCAATGGCAAGGTGACGATTCCGGGACCTGGTTTCCAATGGCAGTTCGAGGTCTCCGACCTTTCAGGACTATGCGCGGGTACGTATCGCCTAGGCGTGAAAGTCACCATTAACGGGTTTGTCACCGATCTGATCGACGGCACGATTGTCGTCATTGAGGGCAACTAATGTCACTTAAGCTGAAAATTCGCTCGGTATTCCCCGCCGTTGTCAGAGCGACCTCTCCACTGACGTTGAACAAGGCAGGTGGGATTTACTCATTCGGGTTCGATGTTTCGTCTCTTTATTCATCGTTCGATGTCAGATACGCGCCGACTGGATCATATCTGACGAACGGTGGCCCGCTGGGAACGCCGTCATCCGGTACGTTGACGAACGCCACAGGACTTCCGCTTTCGACCGGTGTTACGGGAAACCTTCCGGTAAGCAGGTTGAATTCCGGCACGTCGGCATCTTCAAGCTCTTACTGGCGCGGCGATGGAACGTGGGCAACGCCACCCGGTGCCGGGCCTGGAAAAGGCTATATTTATGGACTTAGCTGTTCCAGCGTTGGAAGTTCGGCGCAATTTTCTGTGACGGCCGGCGAAGCCATGAGCAGTAATGGGGCTGATCTGATCCAGGTTCTGACTTCATATGCCAAAGTCGCAACAGTATCGTGGACGGTCGGGAGCGGCGGCGGTGCACTTGATACCGGCACTTTTACGGTTGGGACATGGTATTATATTCACGTTATCAAGCGGCCGGATACCAGCGTTACCGATTTTGCCATCTCCACATCGATTGTAGCTCCGACAACTGGTGGCAGCATCCCGTCTGCCTATACGCTCTCCCAGTGCATTGGAGCCGTCAAGGCCGTGACGGGTCCGGGCCTTGCGGGATTTTCGCAGACGTACAGCAAGCTTTATTACAAGGTCGGTTTTCAGGACTACTCAACGACTATAGGAACGTCGCGCTCGCTGCTAACCCTTTCCGCTCCGCCCAATTCGATTGCCATCTTCCGGGCTTCTTTCCTCAATTCAGGGACGGCGGCTGCGACCTGTTTAATCCAGCCGACAGCCGAGACCGATCGCGCTCCCGGAAGCTTCCCTTCATTGGTTCAAGAGACTGCAAACCAGGGCGCTGCAGGTCACTTCGCCATTCCGGTTGATGCCTCAAGCCAGATCGCTGTTAGGGCATCTGTTGCATCTTCCACCATCAATATCGAAACTTTCGGGTTTGAATTCGCGTGAAGCAGCGGAGGTTGACGGATAAGCTACTAAATCAACGCCCGACTGCTACGACCCCGGTCGCGTTTATTCGAACCGGTGCAAATGATTTCGTCATTCGCGTTCCGATCGTTAATGGAAGTCCGACGAATGATTTCACTCAATTCGTGGTCAAGAACAAGAATGTCGGCGGAAACATGCTCAATCTTGCGAGCATGTACAGTTACGAAGACGGAGTGGTCCGGTGTCAATCTGATTTTTCCATTCATGGCGCGGTTTGGGAATATGCGCACAATGTCGGCCTGACGACTGATCCGCTCGGGCCACTTTGGGGCTTTCAGGGAAACGACCACGGGAATGTTGTCAGTACCGGCTTGACGATCAGCATGGATGGTGGAGGCGATCTTAGCGGAATCGCCATCGGGCTTCCAGTGCTCGGAACATCACTTGTAATCACTCAAAGTTATTCATCGAAACTTCCGAAGAACCCCGCAACTACTTTCGGAACGATCAGCGATATCCACACATTCAATTCAAGCGGCTGCACAGTGGATGTCATCCATACGCCGACATTAGCCAACGCGGGTAATCAAGACTCCTATTCATGCACGTTCCCATTCACTGGACTCAACCGGGGGCAGTTTGGCAACGGCTCTGTCCTCGATGTTACGCCGGTTAACACTGGACAGGGCTTGGATCAGGGGCAGCAATCGATCTTCAAGGGCTGGCACACTGACCGGCCAGACTTGTTCGCAGAAGCGATCCTGGTCAACGGCAATCCGGGGTCTCCGGATATATGGACGAATGTAACAACGCCAAACACGATGATCGTCAATAACACCGGATATTCGAAGGCGTACTTCAGTTACCGGTCAGGAAGTTCAGTGCTGGCCGCGGTGACCAGCACTCACAAATCTCTCTACCGGCTTCGTAAATAACCTCACCTTTTAGCGAGCAAGTATGACCGATCTGAACGCGCTCAAGACAGCGAATGCGAAACGCTGGGAAAGCGCCAAGTTAACCCGGAGTTTCTCAGGCGTTGCAAAACGGCTGATCGATCTATCCGCAAAGGCCAGATATCAGGCCGTCTCCGTAAGGACAGGCGTTCCCTGGCCCTTCATCGCTGTGGCCCATGAGCGGGAGAGCTCACAGAATTGGTCAGGATCACTGGCCCAGGGCGACCCATGGAATAAGATTTCCGTCCATGTCCCGGCCGGGCGAGGACCGTTCAAGTCCTGGGAGGATGCCGCGGTTGATGCGCTGGTTAATTGCGCGCCCCATGCGGCCCGTAACAAGGACTGGAGCATCGGCGGAACGCTTACCATGCTCGAGCAGTACAATGGCCTTGGTTACGCTTCCCGAGGCCGCCCATCGCCTTACATCTGGTCTGGTACGGATCAGTACGTATCCGGGAAATACGTCAGGGACGGCGTTTATGACCCGAATGTAGTGGATCAGCAGCTCGGCTGTGCCGGACTCCTGATGGCGATGATGGCGCTTGATCCGACCATCACGTTCACGGGGGCGACGATAAAGCCGGCTATCCCCGGCGCTGACCCGACATCGGCGCCGGTTAAGCCCGCCTCTCCATCAATCTCCAACCCGGCAAAGGGATCGATCGGCGCCTTTATCGCTTCAATCTTCGCGGCAATTTTCAAGAGGAAATCATGACTTTCGGCATCACGCTAGTTGTCGTTCTGGTAGCCCTGATATGGTACGCGCTCAAGGGCCGGGAATGGCTCAAGACAAAGCCTTGGACCGTGAAGTTTTTTGCCTGGATAGAGCCTTTCGAAATTGCGCTCTACAAAAAGAGCGAAACAATCCTTGTCGGCAGGCTGCTTTGGGTTGGCGGGCTGTTCGTGACGTTCTATGATTCCATCGCAGTGTTCGCTTCGAGCCTCGATCTTACCCCGATCACGACGCGGGTTTTCGATTGGCTGAACATACCGTCTGACATGCGAGGCCTTACGGTGAGCGCGCTTGCAGGGATCTTGGGATTGCTCATCAACAGGCTCCGCAGCCGGGTATCGAAGCCTCTTGAGCTGGTTTCCGTTCCGGACAAGACCGCGGCGGAAAATACCAAGGTGGCTGAAGCAATAGCGATGGCAGATGCGACGAAAGAGGAAGCCGTTAACGTCGTTGCAGACGCGAAGGCTGCTTAGTCATGTGGCTTGCCATCATGTCTTTTATCGGAGGACCCGTCATTAAGGGTCTTGTCGATGCCTATAACATGCATTTGAAGGCGACGACGACAGACAAGCAGACAGCATCTGATCTCGCCGGCAAAGAGATCGCAGCGCAGACCGCAGAGACGAACGCCATCTATAATCTCAGGATAGCGCAGATCGGGCATCCGTTCGAGCCTGAAAAAGTAGCGATGTGGATCACTCTGATTTTCTACGCCAAGGTCATGGTTTGGGACAAAGTGATGGGCCTCGGAACGACAGATGAGGTGACGGGAACGTCTGCGATATGGGCTGGCTTAATCATGTCGTGGTACTTCGCGAAACGAGGCGCGGAGAACATCACATCGATCATCACGAGTATCCGTAAATAGCAAGCGGGCCGCCATGTCGCGCGAACGGCATGACGACCCTGACCTTCATTCACTAACCCTCGTACAAGGGCTCGCTCCATGATGGCTGACGTTAATTCAACCACAAGATTAGATGACAGCGTTGTTCAAAATTGCTCAAGGGAATGGGCAGTATAATGGACAGCAGTACTGTCGCAGTCGTCTTTGCTGGTCTCGCGCTCGCCCTCAATCTTGGGCAGCGCGTGTTTGGCGGCGGATGGAATTTATCCAAAAGCCTAGCTTCGGTTGAGACTGGACTAAAGGCCGCGATCGAAGCGTCCAAACGTGAGATTGAAGAGCGCCAGGATAAGGCCGTTCACGACTTCGGAGAGACGGTTTCGGCTCTGAAAGAGCACGTCCGGCAAGTCGAGTTTCACCTGCGGGACAATTACATCCGCAAGGACGATTTCGTTCTGCACATGAAGCAGCACGACGATTTTCTAACCGTTAACTTCGCCAACATCACACAGCGATTAGAGCGGATCGAAAAGAAGCAGGACGATAGGGGATAGGGGCTCTGCCCCTTAAGGGGGCGGAATGGTAGACCACAATCCTGATGGCTGGACGTTTGCAACGCTATACCAGCATATCAAGGAAATATCAGCGGCCTCGAAAGAAGCAATCAATGCCGCGATGGCGGCGGCAAACGTAGCAACCGACAAGGCAGAAAAGGCTTCCGAAAAGCGCTTCGATAGCGTGAACGAATTCCGCGAGGCGATGAAGGACCAGCAGGCGCATTTCGCCGATAAGGAAGGGACGGACCGCCGTCTTTCTACTCTTGAGAAGGCGCACGCTTCTGACAGGGGGAAATCCCAAGGCATCGGACTTGTAGCGCTCATCATCACACAGGGCATCCTGATCCTGGTTGGGGTCGCTGCGCTGTTTCTTAAGACGCACTGAATGACATTCGTTATCGAAGCTGAGTGCATCGCGATCGTCCCGCTGACTGACGGGAACGAGATGAGTCTACACAAGTTCAATAATGAGAGCATCACTGCCAGCTTGCAGCCGTCACGCGGCCACTTGGCGCGAGGAAAGTTCTACCGCGTGACGTTTGAGGAAATCGAAGGAATAACGCAATGCTAGCCTCTGTCATCACGTTTCTAATTTATGTCTGTGTTCTTGCATTGGTCATTTACCTCGTTATCTGGGTGCTCCGCGATGTCATCGGACTTCCAATCCCAGCCAAGGTCATTCAGATCCTTTGGGTCATCGTCGCTCTGATAGTCATTCTTTGGCTTGTGCAAATGGTGCTCGGGGGTGGCGGGATTGCGCACCTTCGGCTCGGCTGATGCTCGTCAATCTCGCAATTCGGCAAAGACAGGCCGTCCGTAACTGCCGGCATTCCTTAACCGGCAGTAGTTGAACGGTAGATCG